GCGGGTTGCGATGTCTGTGATTTCTTCACCGTCACCAATAACAATAGATTCAATTAAACGGTAAGCAATGGGAATCTGATAAGGAAATAACTCAACGTCACAGAATTCTTCTGTAAAGATAATTAACCTTTTAACTAGGTTGTCAAGAAACTCGGCGGAGGTTTCATCAAGGTCGTCCGCTTGCTCGTATTCTTCAATTTCTGATTCATCAAGTACTGTCACGTATTACAGCATACACGAAGGGCGAAGTCGGGGGCCCCACACAGGAGGGAGAGAAGTGGGACCCCCTAGAAGACTCGGTGGAAAGGGAACACCGAAATCTTCGTTCTTGTCATACTAGCATTTAGGTATACCTATTTGTCAATGCTTCTATTAGAAATTTCTTCCCAAAGGTCGTTGAGGACATCCAGTGCCTCGTTTACCTGCTCAGGAGACTTGTCCTTATAACGCCAGCCATCGTAAGCCATACCTACGCTCATTAGCGTAGTATCCATCCATGAAAGAAGTGATGGGGTATCTAACTTTTTAATGCGTGGGTGAAGTTCCTTGGTGGGTGCAGTGCGCTTCCAAATCATTACCATGCTCCGATTTCCGTAGGGGCTGTGTCCATCAACCTACCACCTACAACGGATAATTCACCATCTATAGAGTTTGTGTAATGCTGTTTATGACAAATACCAATTTGGAATGTGCGTTTCCACAAGTTTAAATGAAGACCTGTACCTACACGCCATGGTTCATCAATCTGCTTCATAAATCCAATACTTGCAAAGCGTGTGCCTTTAGGGACATAGTCACGAGTAATCCAATAAACAGGACCAACAACTTGCAGGATGTTGAGTGTGTCTTTTAAGACAATGCGCCCAAATGTATTAGCGGTAATGACACAAAGCCAAATACCTTGAGAACCCCAAAGAATAAATGCTACGGGTGATAGTAGGAATGATGCAACAAAAAGGCTCAGTGAGCCATAACCAATTAACTTTTTCATATTATTTACAAATCAGAACAAAATCTTCCATACTCTTCACTGCCAGGTGAAACTCTTGAATAGCCATAAGACTCTAGAGGGTTGTTAATAAAACGCCCTTTTGAGTTTGCACCACGAAAAGATTCGTAGGTAGCAACAGGTACATTAGTATACTTATAGGTTGCATCGCCACCCTGTTGTTTAGAAGGGCGAGCAAACTTTACGTAGACAGTACCAGAGTTGATTACTTCCCGACCTAAAGTTTGGTCAGTGCTTCTGGAACCTGGTACAAACTTGTGTGCAATAACACGGGTACTTTTAGTTGGACCACGCCCGTAGTTTTCGGGTTTATTAGGAAGTGGGGTAACTCGGTAAGTACCAAAAGTACGAGATTCTATTTGTTCTCTGTACTGTTGTTCCTCTTCATCAGATATCTCTTCGCCACGGGCTTCACGCAAACGGCGTTGTTTAAGAAGTTCTCCAACTTCACGCTGGCGTTTGTTCTCTTCTCGTTGAGCGGTGTAGTAGCCACTGAAATTGTCTGCCATAAGGCTATTTTACCTTATTCAGGCTTAGGGAGTGCTCGCCATGCTGCTTCAAATTTTACAGCATCTTTTGCCATCTCAGGAGAAAGTTCTAAATGCAACCACTTCCCCCCAAAACTTCCTGCATTATCATCCTTGGTAAATAATTTTACCCCTGCCTCGTTCTCACCTCTTGAGCACCTGAAACCTCGTCCATAGCCAGGTTTTCCATCCTTGACATCCTTATCAAAGGCGTAGTCGTGAATCTCCTCAATGCCTAGTTCCTTGGTGTATTTGATAAACCAATCCCACATGGCAACGCCAACCTTACGGTCTGTATAGCCGATGTCTATAGCAGCACCAGTAGCGTGAACAGACATCCACTTTTCCATACCAGGGTCGCCAATCTTCTTACCCTCAGTGTGAGAATTCCTCATCAATCGGGCCTGATAAATCCCCATATTGGTGGTTTTCCAACGGCGATGGCACAAATCAGCGAGTTTTACCGTTCCAGGCTGCGCCTTCTTGCCATCAAAACTGGGGTAATAAGAGTATTTGCGAGGCATAAAGATTCCTTTAAAGTGGGATAGGTCTATTTTAGCCTATATTTTAATAATGTAATTAAGAACCATTGTTGGTTGCATGTTATTGTGGGCTCCACCGCCACCTGTATCTTGGTTGGTTGCTGTGTTTGCAATGTTGGTTGCCGTGTTTGTATTTGCAGAGTAAGGACCCTGATAACTGCCTTGGTTAATATGTTGGACAGCCGCAACTAATGTAGTAAAGGAACCAGAATTTCCACCTCCAAAGTTGGTTCCTGACATACCAAAAGATTGTCCAGGACCAAGGTCGTGACCATGGGCGTTTTGATTATGGTTGTGTGAGTTCTGTATATGTGTATGGCTAGGCATTTCAGCACTTGTCAATGTCACATACTGTGACCCAACAACTGTTCCTGAACTATTGGCAATGTCCAGACGACCAGCATCTGTGCCACCCATATTGTCAATACCAGCAACTGTGCGACCTCTAAGGTCGGGAAGTCGGAAGTCTGTTCCTGCCTCACCGCCAGTGTTGTAAGTAGTTCCTATAACTGCAAACAAATCAGGATAAGTAGCACGAACAAGTGTTTGTCCATAACACAACAACCAACTAGTTGGTGCAGAAGAACCAGCAAAGGCTGTTATAGAGCCAGTTGGGTGTTGGGGAACATAAGAGTCTGTTTGTAACCAAAAAATATTAGTTAAATTTTCATCATCAGCAGTAACTACAATTTGGTCACCTGCTATTGGTACAGCCCATGGTGCTTTACGCCCAATGTATGAAATAGATACTTCGGAGCCAGAACCCAACAATGCTGGGATTTTTATACGGATTTCTCCTGTGTTCTTATTTGAGTAAGTAACAAGTGCTCTATGAATTGGGTGTGGACTGTGCATTTACTCTTCGTTATCAGTACTTGGGGCTACTTGGAGTTTCTGTAATGCTGCCTTGTAAGCGATGTTTTCAAGGGTAAGGCGTTTTACTTCTTCAAGTAGGCCATTGATAAGGTCGTCAGTTTGTAGTTCCATTTAAGGCTCCTTTGTTATGTTGTAAGTATACATATTTATAATGCATTCAAAACCGTTTTTTTGTTAGCAAAATGGCGAAGTTGGTTGTGGACATACGACAACTGCTTAGGAGCCTGAATCTCAGCAAAGTCCATAACACGGGAAACCTCAGTAAGTTCTACGTATGAAGGTACTCCATAGTATTCCCTAAACCGCAAGATACCTTCTTGAAGTTCAGCCAGTTCTCTCTGGTGTACTTCTTCGTAATCCCAAATAGCAGGGTTGCGAGAAATGATGAAACTCAATGAACTAGATGCCATCCTCTTAAACAAGATGTTTGAAATGCCAGCACTAAGGGGCGTGATGTTGTCAGGACGGACACGTGCCTCAGTGCTTCCACTGATGAACTTACTAATTTGCATGGGGGTAAGTTCCTTGATTAGGTCTATTTCATCCTCTGTAAAGCGAAGTGTTCCCATGTAGTTTTTAGCAGTAACAGCCACATTTTCAGTGCTGTTAAAAGGCTCATCGGCAAGAACAGCCCATTCATAAATAAGGCGTAAAACTTCTTGAAAGGTGCGACCCACAACTGGAGCAATAGAGTTGTTTAATTTGTTAACAGCCAAGTCAGCCAATTCTGGTTTATTTTGAGTATTAGATTCCACATACATAATATGTCCGAGACCTGCCACAGACATGAATGGCTCATAGGCAACAATTTCGGCAAGACTGTTAATCAGTGAACTGTCTAGTTCTTCTACATAAAGGCTTTTTGGACCGTAATACCCATTATCACAACGCCAATCAGCACCGTCAATAACACCTGACCCAGAGAAAATAAACGTTCCAGAAGTTGCGTCCACAGGACGGTCATACAAGTCAATTATGCGTTCTACTGGGTAGAGGTTTAACACTTGTGTGACACCATCCCCAAATGCCACAAGGTTTTGAAGAGGTAGTTTTTGAAGTGGATGTTTCCATGCGGCTAGTAGCGAACCATCCTGCATTACAAAAACGTCAACAAAGTCAACGCTTTCATATCCAATTGGGGTTTGAATCCAAATATCAACTTCCGTTGTGTTTTTTGGTAAATGCTCTAATAGAAAAAAGACCTTGTGCGTAGACAAGACATCAATATTGAATGGTTGTGTTTGAATCATGTTGTTCCTTTATGGTCCATAGTACTTGAACGTTACACCGCCCGCAACACCAGCACCATACCAACCCTGTCCACCTGTGCCTACAACAACACCACCAGCAACAACGGAGCCGTTAGCACCAGTGCTTTGTGTTCCACGACCACCACCACCGTTACCTCCGTTTAGACCATATGCCCCTCCACCTGCGCCACCTGCGCCACCATTATGATTTGCACTTCCTTGTGTAGCAGCATTTGCTCCTACAGCATCAGTTCCGCCACCGCCACCGCCTGCATAATAACCAGCATCTGTTGTATAGATAGGACTATTAGGGTTATTACAAGAGTTGTATGCAGTACAGTTACCATATTTGTCTGTTGAAGCACAACCACATGAAGCGTCAGTCCATTGGTTGTAACCTGAAACATACGTGTAGCCATAGGTATTGCTTCCACCAGCCTTTGAAGTGTTATCTCCAGAACCAGAGGAACCACCAGTACCACTTGGGGCACCACTAGCACCAGGGTGTGCGCCAGCGCCACCACCAGTTGCTGTATAGGTTGTGTCACCAATAACTAAAGTTGAAGAACCGCCTGCGCCTGCGCCACCCGTGCCTCCGCCACCGTTTCCGCCACCGCCACCGCCACCTATAGTTCCTGTAATGTTCTGTGTTGCAGTAGCCGAAGATACTTTAGAAGCAGCAAGTCTGTAGCCACCGCCACCTCCACCTGCGTAGTTTGCACCACCGCCACCGCCGTATATAAGCATTTCATAGATAGTTGGGGCTATTGCTGAACCACCAGTTGGTGTTATGGATGGAACAGATACTGTGTATGAACCTGCGGAGGTATTAAGGTATGTCTTCAAACTCCAAGTAGTAAACGTTGTATTAGAAGACGTTGTAGAGCCAACAGAGTTAGTTGCTATTGCACGAACATAATAAAGGGTGCCAACAGCAAGACCCGTTTGGTTTGAATAAACGGATTGACTTCCACCAGTAATACCTGTGAGAGTTGCGCCATCTGTCCAAGTTGAACCGTTAGTGCTGTATTGAAACTTAACGCTTGTAGTTTCGTTGTTAGGGGCTACTGTTGCATTAAAAGTGGCTCGGTCTTGGTTAAAGTTAGTAACAGCACCAATAGTTAGCGTAGGGGCTACAATAGTTACCGCACCACCAAAAAACCCACGGCGGATTGGCATTATGCGCTCAAATCGCCAATAAGGACATAACTGTTAGAGCCAATACAAAACAAAGCCGCACCTGAATATTGTGCTCGTAATTTCAATCCAGGCGTACCAACAAGTGTTGCACCACCAGCCGCAACTGTTACTTGACCAACCCCAAGGCTTAATAAATCAATGCTTTGACCAGCAGTTAATCCAAGTGAGGTGCCAACAGTTACAGTCACAGCCGAAGCGTTGCTTAATGTAACCATCTTTCCTAAGTCTGCTGTCAACAATGTGTATGTTGTTCCCGTTTGTGTATTGACTACTTGTGCTGTAGTAAAGTCTCCAATAGGACCTGTTGCGCCTGTCGCTCCAGTTTCTCCAGTTGCTCCCTGTGGACCAGTAGCGCCAGTTTCTCCCTGAATACCCTGAATACCTTGTGCACCCGTGGCACCAGTTGCTCCAGTAGCGCCAGTAGCGCCAGTAGCGCCAGTTGGCCCTGGTGGACCCGTAAGGTCTGTGTAGATGACAACCCATTTTTCTCCATCCCACTTCCACGTTTTACCAGAAGCGGTATAAAGGTCGTTTGTGTTTGGAGAGTTTGGAAAGTCAATAGCCATGGTTAGTACTTAATGATGTAGTTGATTGCTAAAAATGGGTTCATTAAACCAAGTGCGGTGTTTGCAAATCCACCGTCACCTGAATTAAAAGGGTCAATATTGGTGTTGTGGGTATGGTCAACGCTGTGCCCACCTGTGTCAAAAGCGCCAATATCTGTATAGTGTATGTGGTTCGCTGAAGTAGCCCCAGTAAAGTGGGTGTGGTCAGCCCCTGCAAAATTTGTAATGCCAGTGTTTGAAAGACTAGTCCCTGATGCGGAAACACGTGCTCTGGCAGTACCGCTACCAGCATCTGTTACAAAATACAGCCTGTGCTCGTGGTCGGCACTACCAGTTCCAGTCCCATGACTGTGGTCGGCACTGTGTCCACCTGAACCAGTGTTTGGGGGGTCAACACCATGGCTATGGTTAGCACTTACCCCAGTTGAGGTCGTATTGGGTGGGTCTACAGAGTGGACATGTGTAGGAAGGTTACTTGAGGCAATAACAACACTTTCTGCACCACCAGTTGCTGCAAGCGCTCTTGTTGTTAGACCAGTTCCAGAACCAGCGCCGATTGGCATACGACTACGCATGTCAGGAACATTAAAAGTAGTTGTACCATCCCCACTGCCGTATGTTGTTCCTATCAGTGCAAACAAGTTTGCATAAGTTGTTCTGCTTACTGCTGCTCCGTTGCAGAGAAGCCATCCTTCTGGCGAAGTTGCTCCAGCGTATGGCATTAATCCGCCGACTGGAATTAAGGGGTAACCACCAACAACATTGTCGTCAGCAACAGATATGCCTTCTTTGACTGTAAATCTTGTTCTTGCCATTTTTACTCTCCGTCCGTTGAAACAGGGTCAGGCTTGATTGTCCACAAATTAGTAGCACTACTCAAATCCCAGTTAGCCCACGATGCAGGACGACCCGATTCTGGGGTTACTGGTAGTTGAATGGTGTTTTCAAGAGGATAAGAAACAGTAGATGTGATATCTCGCATCTCTTGTCTCCAGATGCGCCAATCGTTTTTAATTTCCTCAGAAAGAGGGCAGTCTGGCATTTGTGTCCAGTCTGATTCTTTCAGAAGAACATCACGCATTTCACGAAGTGCCTGAGCAAGTTCTTCTTGCGTTTGTGCACCTAGCCCTGTTGTTGAAAGTGTCCAACCAAAAATTTGAATTAACATTTTATAATCCTACCAAACTAGAAATAACTTTAACGTATGCGCTGGTTGTTCCAGCATCTGTAACGGTTGCTTGTACAAGAACGTCAGAACCACTAATAGAAGTAGAGATTGTTAAGGGAATACGTGTAGTTCCTAACTCAATAACACCATACTCGGCAAGGGTTGGCGTAGTTCCGTTATGAATTAGTAGAATCTTTGACACGGTGTATTTTGACCCTTGAGTAACTTGAATAAGGAATTCACCGCTTCTCATGGCTGTCTTATCAAATCTAGTAATTGTTGTAGCGCTATTAGTTGTAAGTGTTGTTTCTTGAACAGAGCCAGAACCACCACCAATCATTTCTACCCAAGCAGAATCGTAGTAAATAAATGTTTTACCAGTGTCTGATTCAAACCAAAAAGCGCCAATAGATGGAGATGATGGAGGAGTATCTGCAATACTAATACTTGCACTAGTAGCACCACTAGCAGAAGCATTTGTCCATAATGTTCCGTTGTACATTAAAACTTGGTTAGTTACAGGGGATGTAACCGCAACGTCTGAAAGGTCATCAATAGAACCAACAGTAGAAGCAGTACCAGGAACAAACTTAGTTCCGTTGTATTTAAGTACTTGGTCGCTGGCAGCACCAGCAGGGTCAATCTCAACACCCTTGACAAATAAAGATTTGAGAAAGTTAGCCATAATAGTCCTCTACTAAGGTAGCACAGGGCTACCCTAAGCCAAGATTACTACTCGGTATTGGTTAGCAGTTGGTGCTGCCGCAAAGTTTACAGTAGTTGTAGGTACAGCCGAACCATCGTTTACATTAGTAATGTCAGCGTAGACAACTTCTCCAGAAGACACTTCATAAACATTGACTATTACATCGTTTGTTCCTAAACCATGTGCAATGGCATATGACGTAGCCGATGTAGAAAGGGTTTCAACATGCTTCTTTTTTGTCCATACAGGAGCAGATGCGCCTGCAACAAGGACATGGCCTGATGTACCAAGACCAAGAGTGCTTGTAGTAGCAGAACCTGTTTGGTAAACGATTGAACCAGCGGCACCACCAGTAACGTTAGTTGCTGTTGTAGTGGTTGCTGAGTTACCTGTGTACTCGGTAGCCGACAACACTTGTGTACCAGCAATTTTAATGACTTTGGTTGACGCAAGGTCAATATGCTCAGAAGATGTCCATGCTGATGTAGCGGATATCCAGTTCCATGTCTTGTCAGTAGCACCTTTAAGGGTAAGACCACCGCCATTGGCTGTGGAATCCGTAGGGGAAGCAACATCACCTAAAACAAAAGTAATGTCATCAACAGTGACTACTGTTGAGTTAATAGTAGTTGTTGTACCTTCAACGGTTAGGTTACCTGCAATA